CACCGACAGCGTTCAGGCGTTCAGTGGGTCATCATGGCAGGCGGTAGGTGGGGCTACAGTAGGCTTCGAACAAACGTTCTTACTAATGGGTGCATAGGAAAGATAAGGAAACATGGCTAGTTCATATAAGACTCTGGGTCAGTTAGATCTCACGTCAGCGACGTTGACGACTCTTTACACCTGCCCTGCATCGACTGAAACGGTTGTATCGACAATCGTGATCGCTAACCGTGCATCATCGGCTGACACATTCCGACTTGCACTCCGCACTGATGGTGACGCGATCTCCGATAAGCATTATCTGGCGTATGACGTTCCGGTTGCGGCGAATGATTCCACGACACTCACTCTGGGGATCACGATGGAAGCCACAGACGTTCTCTCTGTTCGCGCTGGTGGAACCGCATCTGAACTGTCCTTCAACGCTTTCGGTGCTGAAGTAACCGTCTAAGGGGGTAGCAACTAATGGCTGTTACTTCTATGTCGAGAACTACCCTCACCAGTCTAGGCAAGCGTAACAAAATGTCCCCTGCCACTGGTGGACCTTTCTCCGCTACATATCTTGTTATTGCTGGCGGTGGTGGCGGCGGCGGAAGCAACCAGGGTGGCGGTGGCGCAGGTGGATATCGGTGTTCGGTTAGCGGTGAGTCCTCCGGAGGTGGGGCTAGTGCTGAATCTCCCATTGCTGTATCCGCAGGTTCTTACACCATAACCGTTGGCGCTGGTGGTGCCACTGGCGGAAATAACGGCAACAATTCTGTCTTTAGCACTGTCACTTCTTTGGGCGGGGGATACGGTGGTGTGTCCAACAACGCCTCTGGTGGCTCCGGAGGTTCCGGCGGTGGAGGTGGTCGCTTTTCGAGTTCCGGAGGTGCGGGAACTTCGGGGCAGGGCTATAACGGCTCAAACGGAATCGTTGGACCAGTGGACCCTGCTGGTGGCGGTGGTGGTGCCGGAAGCGCCGGAACGAACTCCAGTGGAAGTTCCGGAGGCACGGGCGGAAATGGTGTTTCTTCGTCCATCACAGGTTCGGCAGTCACGCGCGCTGGCGGTGGTGGCGGCGGACCTAGCGGGGCTGGCGGTTCCGGAGGAGGCGGAAGCAACACGACACCTGGAACCGTCAACACAGGCGGTGGTGGTGGGGACAGTTCCGCTGGCGGTTCCGGACTCGTTGTCTTCTCAATATCAAAAGACGCTATCGTACAGTTCTCCGCTGGTGTGACACATTCTGTCGCTAGAATCGGGGACCAAGATGTTTATACTGTCACAGCCACTAGTACTACTTCAGAAACGGTGACGATAGCGTGAGCCACTTTGCCAAACTAGATGAGAACAATGTCGTGACTTTCGTGACCGTAGGCAGGCAGGAAGATGATGGGCGTGAGGAAGAACTGATTACCCGTACTGGTGACATTTACCGGCAGACTTCTTACAACACTAGGGGCGGTGTCCACTATGACCCTGAAACTGGGGAACCTAGTGAGGACCAGTCAAAGGCACTCCGGAAGAATTACGCCGGTATTGGTTTCACCTACGATGCTGACCGCGATGCTTTCATTCCACCTAAGCCCTACGATTCTTGGGTTCTCGATGAGGACACTTGCTTATGGGTTGCGCCGATTCCGATGCCTGAGGATGGGGAAGCGTACACCTGGGATGAGGATGCTGGGGATTGGGTAGCGGTGCCTAATGACTGAAGAACTGATTGAAGAAATCGCAGTGGGATTCGTTATGTCGTGGGCTGATCCGCAGGACGGCGACAGTGTCCTTCACCCTGACAGTGCGCTTATGAAACTTGTTGACGCGCATGAGGATCGCGACATGATTATTCAGGCTGGGTATCGGAAGGCTGTTGACCGCTTCGTCACACACAGTTCTAGAGGCTAAGCGATGAAGCTGTCGGAACCGTGGGCTGAAGGCTTCACGATCAATAAGGGAAACGGTTACGGATGGCGTATCCATCCGATCACTAAGAAGAAGAAGTTTCATCACGGCATCGATGTAGCTATGCCGGTCGGATCTCCGTTGACCGCACCGGCTGATGGTGTGATCGTGCATAAGGGATCTGGTGCGTCTGGCGGTTACACGCTGATCGTGAAGCATGATGGGGATCTTTACTCTGTCTATTACCACTTGAAGGAACCGTCGCACTTGAATAAGGGCACACGGGTGGAACGTGGGGAACGGATCGGATTTTCTGGGAATACTGGTAGTTCGACTGGACCGCACTTGCATTTCGAACTGCGTCATCCGACACGGACGTGGGGGCAGACGGTCGATCCGACGCCTTACTTTGAGGACGAACCGTCCAGTAAAATTGAAGAAGAAAAGCCCGCACCCGCACAAGAAGTCCAGAAGCCCATGCCAGTAGTAAAGCCCATGAGTGCCAGACTCCGCAGATTCTTCGACATTAGAAGGGCACTCCGGTAATGGCTGAAGAATCATCGACCCGTATCACGCTGAAGGAACTGTATCTGCAAGTGCAAAAGATTCAATCTATGCTAGAGAAACTGTCTAATCAGTTCCCTGGGATCAGTGACAAGCTTGACGATCTGGAAAAGGAAGTCAACACGAAGCTGACGGATCACGAAACACGGCTACGTCGTGTCGAAATGAATCTGTGGAAAATGTTCGGTGCCCTGGGTCTGGTCGCGGCAGTGGTGCCGTGGCTGATCAGCATCTTTGGCTGATGCAGATCCGAAGAATAATTGATTCCTACCTGAAGGGACTGAAGTTCATCATGTCACAGCCATCGTGGAAGAACCGTCGCCGGTACATCTTTGCATCGTTCATCATCGGTGCGATCATGCTGATTGCTAGTTCGATCTCCGTTCTGTTTGGTCTGATGACGGACGTGAGTGATCTGGTCACTGGTGGGGTTGCCTTGATAAGCTTGATTCTTACTTCGTACATATTCGGTGCCACATGGGAGTCGACGAAGCTACACAGAAATGAGGACAACGGCGATGGATAAGCTAATGCGTTACGCGGACTATGCGATCGAGAGATGTTTGAAAACTGGTGCCCAGAGTGCGCTGGCTTTGATCGGTGGTGGCGGACTGGGTCTGTTCACCGTGGACTGGGTCCAGGTAATTAGCATCTCTGGTCTGGCGATGGTGATGTCGCTTCTGACTTCCGTGCTTCAGTACGATCGTCCGAAGGGTGACGCAGATGTCTAACCCGTTCGACAGCATCGATCAGGTTGACGGGTTCCAGGTTCCGGTGGATCCGATGGATCTTCTTCAGTGCGATAGTTGCCAGTAACTGCTATTCTGGGATAACGAATGTTACCCTTCTGACATTCTCCCTGACAGCCCCTGGACGACCACCACGTCTGGGGGCTGTTTCTATTCGGAGATCCAGGAATAGACGGTTGGTCTGGTGACTCCGGCGGTCTTAGCGATCTTCGTGATCGGTGTGCCGTTGTCGCGTTCTTCGATGACCTTCTGCTTGATGGCTTCTGTCACCTGATCGATTCGTTTCATTCCGTCGTTGCGGATGTGCGCCAGTTGGTCCAGTGGCATCTGGTCATAGCTGTGATAATCAAAAGTTCCCATGTCTAGCATTATACATACCCTTCCTTCGTAACCTAACTGTTATCAAAATGTCCTGTCTAGTCTTTACACTACACGCTATCGTGGTCAACATCGAATCAAGGAAGGGGACTCACAATGAGTCGTATGAAGAACATATTGGATGAAGATCAGGCACGCATCGACCAGATCGTGCGCTGGTGGCACGCGCATGAGAACGCACCCATGCCTGCCTACCTGATCAAAGCGATCGTCGAAGACTCACGGTTCTTTGAAAAGGTTGCCGAACTGTGGGAGTCGGAGACACCAGCACCCGTCCCTGCGTCACGTCACGTGGCTTTGCAGGAAGAACGTCGCAACCGGAAGAAGAAGATGGACTGGTCGATGACGCATGATGATGCTGTCGTGATCCTGACATCGTTCACAATCATCACTGTTCTGTCGGTGGGAATGGCGATCTGGCTGGCGGTGACGATCTGATGTGGTGGATCGTGATGCTGATCGGTGCTGGCTTCGTCCTGACACCTGGGATGGTCAATCCGTTCGCACCTATCAATGGGGCGACGATTATAGGGTTCGCGCTGATAGCGTGGGCGGTGACGAAACTAATGAAGGAAGGTAACGCGCATGAATGAGAAACTGATTATGGGTGGGCACAGTGGAATCATTACAAGATCCGAAGGGAACCGATTCTTCGTGGGCTTCGCGGATCCGATCGACATCGATCATGATGGTGCCCTGGTGCTGTCAAGGAAACAGGCACGCGCCCTGCGGGATCACTTGACGTGGCAGTTCGAAGACGAAGGGATCTCCGAAGAAGACGGCTAACGATCAGACGGCAGGGTTCCAGCCCAGATGCCGAAACGTTCTTTAGCCACAATCGCATATTCGAAGCAAGCCATCTGGATAGGGCAGGAAGCACACAACTTCTTCGCTATTCGGATGGCTTCTTCGCGTTCCCTGGGTTTACGAATGTCTTCAGGGAAGAACACGTCCGGTACGGACTGACATGGGACTTCGCCTTGAGTGTCTAACGCTTCGGCGAAACGATCGTATGGCTTCTGTCGGTAGTTAGTCATAGAATCCAGTGTATGAGTAACGACAGACAATTCGAGACAGTGACGGGCGACTTCCTGGACGCAATCTATGTGGGCACAGCGGAGTCAGGCACACAGGAATGGCACGATCTCCGATCACAGGGCATCGGTGGATCCGACATCGGAACGATCATGGGACTAAACCCGTGGGAATCAGCATTCGGTCTGTGGGCTAAACGCACTGGGCAGATCCCTGATCCGCCGGTAGACAACTGGTCTGTTCGTTTCGGTAAGGCGTTCGAAGAACCGATCTTGAAGATCTGGGCGGAAGCTAACCCTGCATGGCAGGTGCTGATCCTGGGAACCTACCGTCACGCGAAGTTCCCGTACATGCTGGCGAACCCTGACGCGATCGCTGTCAACAGGAAGACTGGTGAACACATCATCTTAGAGGTGAAGACCGCACGATCGTACTGGGATGAAGTGCCACCGGCTTATCACTCACAGGTCATGCACTACATGGATGTCTTCAACCTGCAACGGTCCTACATCATCGGAGTAGCTGGGTGGGACTGGCAGGAACATGAGATCCTGCGGGACGACTTCGAAATCGAAGTGCAACGGAACGAAGCGAAACGGTTCTGGGATCACCTACAAGCACATGTGCAACCTTCCTGGGATGGATCTAAGGCGACGTATGAAGCTGTGCGTCAGTTGCACCCTGACATGGAAGACAGTGAAGTGGAACTAGGGGAACTGGGTTCACGGCTTCTGATGGCGCAGAGTGACGTCGATCATGCGACACGTGATCTGAATGCGTTGAAGTCGCAGGTGCTGGATAGGAT